TTGCTAGTTGCGCAAACGGTGTTCGGGGGTGCTTCTTCTTGAGTGCCTTGTAGGCCTTAGCGTACTTCTTGTTATACGCAGACGCCTTGCGCTTGACCTTCCCACCTACTGACTTAGCAGATCTGCCGGCTCGGCGGATTCCGCCACGCACCAAGGGGCGACAAGCACGCTCGGCAAAGGCAGCAGCGAGTAGAGGGTCAACTCCCTTCTCTTCAAGCGCCTTCTGCGCAAGTCCGCATAGAGCCACGGCTGCTGAGTCGGTTAGAGCCTCCATCGGAAGCCCTCAGTTGTCAGCCGCCGTTGATTGGATTGCAACTGCCATCCAGTCCTTTGTTGAAAGTTTGACTACTCGGCAACGGATCCTAGCGGTGATTGCTAGATCGGAAAATGCAGCAGATGAATCTATTCCAGCCGTGATGTATAGTTGGTCATTGACTACGATGAACATATCAGAAAGACCAGAGGGGCCGAAGTTGTCGGGGTACAAATCGGAATTATGAGATGCAACCCCATTAGGTTGGTCGATATTCAGAGTTCCAGATGCAACGAGGGACTGGTCATCGGCTCTGACGAAAGCGTTGGCGGGATTTAGATCTGTAACTTGACAACCTATTGCCCCACTACCGACAAGCATGACGATAACATCGCTCCCTAGATCCGTTCCCCCCTGGTAGATGAAGTCTACTTGGTCGATCGCGATTGCTTGCCCCGTTGGAACATTCACGTAAGCCGATAGGTCGAGAGTTCCCGTCAGTCTGGTTCCTGCCACGGCGGCTGCCGGGATGGTTACTGTCTCATTCAAGTAGAAACTGCCAGTCTTTGCTGTTGCCATAGCGCCCCCTGTAACAATGCCGCTAATAAACCTTACATTCATGCAAGTAGGTTAATCCTCTTACGTGACCCACGCTTGCAGCCTAGCCCAACCCTGCTGCTAAGGGTCCACGCAGCACCGCAAGCGTAGCGGAATAGGGGGTTCCCTCCTTCAACTTATGCACCCTTCATCCTCCCATAATATTATTACCAAGTACTTCTTGGGTCGCCACATGGTACGCAAAAAGCAGGAATCTGGAACCTACGTGACAACTGTATGCATGACTTTGCCGCATGAAGTGATAGTGATACTGGACAAGCATCAGAAAGAGCACGGTAACAACCGCTCAGCCACCGCAGCGCACATCATCAAGGACTGGAAGCGAGGGATCGAGGAGGGTGGACGCCGTGGACAAGAAGAAAGAGAGACGATGGCACAAATACTGAAGGAAGTGTTGGGAAAATGAAGTGCAAAAAGTGTGACATCGAAGCCAGTATCAAATATATAATGAAAGATGGCTATTGCATGATTTGTTTTGATTGTAGTGCGATCGTGAGTAGACATGGTGATGATGGAACGGTGATTATTGAATGAGATGTATTGAGTGTGACTCAAAATATCCGATGTCTTGGCATCCCTCTGGGCTCTGTCAACCATGCTACTTATTATTCAAGCAGCGTCTCAGAGATAATGAAGTGCAGGGGATTGAATGATCTACTCCTGTTCTCTATGTGCGTACTATACGAATTGTCAGAGCGCATTTGATACTCATTGGGCTAGACACGTACCTATCTACCTATACCGGACTGATTGATTACCAGTTCGATGGGTTCGCTGGTGAGGCTGCCCATCCTAATTCATATCCAAACTTGATGTCTGATTCAATGCTTCGATAGAGAGTGGATTCATCCAACCCACCTTCCCACTTATGATGAGGATCAACAATAGTGAGAATCGTACCTGTTACGACTATCCCAATGAACCCAGCAAAAATCGTACCCGCCAGACGACTAATGCCCAAGGTACTGCCCCACCAGATTCCCTCCACGGGAAGCTTTGGATCTATCAAACCACCAACCGCATAATACCCCCATGCTTGCATGAAATCTCTACCCCAATACGCACGGGGATGTGAATAAAGTAACGGCCTAACTACAGCCGCACGCGGTGCTTCTGGGGCCGTAAATGAATATTCAAAGAAGGGGTTTCTAATCATCCCTGGTAACGAAGGTTTGAACATCAACATCCAAGCGTCGTCTTCGATCTTCTTTTTCTTCTTGGTCATCAGGGTTCCGACCTTTGTTGTGTGTAACTACGCCTAAGGCGTTCAATATACACTAGGTCTTTTTCTTTGGCCGTCATTCCTGTAACAACTAAGTTCGCAGGTAGTATCTGACACGTATTAGTTGCGGCCGTACCAAAAATATAGAGTCTAGTCCAATGCAATCGATCCGCCGCAGTTGCATTACCAGAACCAGAAGTTTCATTGTTAGTGATGATATATGCGCCGGGAATTGTAGTGTTGGCTTGATAGGTTCTCTTTTCTGCGTAAATCAATTCCTGTAGATCCAGTGTAGAGGGAAGGAAGCCAGGCTGTGACTCAAAGTTTGAAAGTTCGGAGATAGTTAATCTTCGGCTAGTGATAAAGTCAAACTCCCAAACGACATTCACATTTCCCGTATTATCGAGAGGGCTGTTTTGTTTTTGAATATCAATACCCTGGATAAAAGTGGTTAGATCTTCCCTAGTATATCCGGCCAAATCAATATAAGTTCTAAAAGCAGCACCACCAAGACTACCAGGTGCAAACGCAACCTCTACTTCTTCCCAGCCGTTCCCTACAACCGACGATGTCCAGGTACTACCCGTATAGGTAGTTACTACGGATGTCCCACCTATCTGCTTGAACATCACCCGAGGGGTAGAATCTTCAGCCATTCACTTCATCCTCTTTGCTTTTGCATGAGCCTTCTTTGCTAGTTGCGCAAACGGTGTTCGGGGGTGCTTCTTCTTGAGTGCCTTGTAGGCCTTAGCGTACTTCTTGTTATACGCAGACGCCTTGCGCTTGACCTTCCCACCTACTGACTTAGCAGATCTGCC